TGTGTGATGCTAATGAATATTCCTTCACATTCATTAAGGCACATTATGGTATCTCCTAAATCTCCATCACTGACTTCTATTTGTCCTGAATTGCCTCTTTTTATTTTTAAACTAACGGCAGCACCAGGGTTGACAGCTGCCTGAGCATCTTATATTGATAAGACATTAACAATTGCTGCAGCGTTTAAGCAGCATCAACAGGAAGGCAAAAAATGACGGAAAAAACTATTGATTTTAAAGAGCTCGTGAAGGGCTCAGAAATCAAATCTAATCAATTGGGCCAGGAGGTGAGCGGCTTGCTGCTCGAGTCTCCTAAGATAGGGAAGGGCCTTAAAAAAACAATACTGATCTACACTAGAGCTTCAGACATCGGGCTACACGATGAGTCCGGCAGCGTCTACAGCTCGCAAATTACTAAAGCTAGGATCGATAAAGAATGGAGGAAGGTAACAAATGCCCCTGCTCAATTATTATAGTCAGACTAAGATGGCTAAGGGTGAGCGGTTTGGATACAAAACAGCCATCCTTCACCTGGCCCCGTTCAAGTTGAGCGGAAAAAATGTTTGTCCGATGGCCACTGAAGGCCCAGGGGGCTGCGTTGCTCCCTGCTTAAATACCTCAGGCCGTGGACAGATGAACAGTGTACAGAGAGCTCGACTCAATAAGACGAATTATTTTTGGAAAAACAGAAGTGGTTTTTTGTGGGAGCTCTCAAGGGAGATCGAACAGCTTAAGAAACGGGCTAGATCTCAAGGCTTTAAATTTGCCGTGCGATTGAATGGCACTAGTGACTTAAGCTTTGAGCGCTTTAAGGTCACCGGCGATGCGACTCTAATGGATCTCCACCAGGATGTGCAGTTTTATGATTATACAAAAGTATACAACCGGCTTGATCATAAAATTAAAAACTTTCATTTGACATTCAGCTACAGTGGGAGCAATGAAAAAGAATGCAGGCAGGCAGCAGCGCGGGGCGTGAACGTTGCATATGTGTTCAGGGACAAGTTACCTAAAAAGCATCTGGGGCTGAAAGTCATTAATGGGGATAAACACGATCTACGGTTCAAGGATCCGTCAGGCGTGGTGGTTGGTTTAGTTGCTAAAGGTTTAGGGCGTAAGGTAAAAGCTGAGGGGTTTATAAGATGAGCGGTTGGTTTGCTTATTTGTTTTTAGGTTTTACAAACTATCCTATTGCAATATTAATTTTAATATTTGTTTTATTTATTCTCCCTATGTTCTTTTTTTAGACCCAAAATGGACAGCTCCTGGAACATTACAGCAACGAATCAGGCACGTAATGAGTACAGGAGCTCGACCCAAAATGGACACATAGTTGGTTGAGTTTATCCCATAATAATAAGATAATTGATTTATCAATTAAACTAAACAAAGGAGTTAAATGATTGATAAAAAAGCAATACAAAAAAGCGCTTTTAAACTAATCAATAAAAACTTAAATGTTTTTTTGTTTAACGCGCTAATGAGTAAAAAAGAATATAAAATGAACGAGTTTTTATATTCTTTATTAAAAGAACGATTAATTACTGAATTAAAAGACAGTAATAATTATATTTCTTTTAAGAACCAAAAAATAACAGGTACTAAAGGCGTATTTGATTATTCAGCAAGTTTGAAAGAAGTAGAAAAAAACTTGTTTGATGTTAAAGCGCTTCGAGATAATGACCCGAAGTTATATCAGTCGTTATTCAGTCAGTACAATAAACAGTCTGTTGCAAGTGTAATACAGGCAGACTTAAAACGTGTTAAATAAATTTATACAATTTATTAAACGAATATTTGGGGCGAATAGATCGCCCCAAATGTTAAACGTTAAACCTTTAAGCAGAATAAATGGAACTAATAAAAAGATATAAAGGTTATAATATAACTATTAAGGGGCTAAGGGTTGAGGCAAATAATGGAATAGACTTTATAATTTTAACCCTTGCCCCTATAAAAAACAAATCAAGTAAGTATATAAATAATTTCATATATAAATCTATTAACCACAGAATAAAATACCTACTAAAACAATCATAGAGGTACCACAGAAAACCCAAAATGAGCTACACGCAAAAGTTGTTTTTGTGGGGCAAAAAGACTATGTATCTTAACAATGACCTAAACTTGCAAGAAATACACACGTAGTGTAGTCTGAAACAAATAGGGGGCCCAAAAAAGGGGGCCCAATAAAACCTTGAATATATGACGGACAAACAATTATTAACCACAGATCAGCTTCGCTTGAGGCTCGAAAAGACTTGGTTACAACATATTAAATTATGCCAAGACAACTTCTTATATTTTGTAAAAAATGTTTGGCCTGATTTTATTTGTAGAACAGATAAGGATCCTGAAAGATGGGGCCACCATCAACATATAGCACACGAGTTCACAAAAATTACAAAAGACAATTCAGGGAGACTAATTGTTAATATGCCACCAAGACATACTAAGTCTGAGTTTGCATCTATATATTTTCCTGCTTGGTTCATTGGTAAGTTTCCTAAGAAAAAAATAATGCAAGTATCACACAACGCAGAACTATCTGCTAGATTTGGTGCTAAGGTTAGAAATTTAATTGACAGCAAGGAGTATAAAGAAATCTTTGGAGATGTTAAACTTAGAGAAGATAGTAAGGCTAAAGGCCGATGGGAGACAAATCACGGGGGTGAATATTTTGCAGCGGGGGTTGGCGGTTCGATCACAGGACGAGGGGCGGATTTACTTATTATCGACGATCCACACACGGAACAAGATTCTTGGTCAGACTCTGCAATGGAGAGAACTTTCGATTGGTATCTTTCAGGGCCAAGACAACGTTTACAACCCAAAGGTTCAATTGTACTTGTAATGACTCGTTGGGCCGAGGACGATTTGACAGGCAGACTAATTAAATCACAATCAGAACCTAAAGCAGATAGATGGGCACATATTTCTTTTCCTGCAATTTTAGAAGATAACAATCCTGTATGGCCTGAGTATTGGTCAAAAGAAGAATTAGAAAAAGTTAAAGCTTCGTTGTCCGTGAGAAATTGGTCGGCACAGTATATGCAAGAACCTACGTCTGAAGAAGGAGCAATCATCAAACGTGAATGGTGGCTCCCTTGGAAAGGTGATGTCCCAACTTTAAAACACGTTATACAATCTTACGATACTGCGTTTAGTAAAAAAGAAACTGCAGATTATTCTGCTATTACTACTTGGGCAGTATTCACGCCTCACGAAGGTCAAGGTGATGCAATAATGTTAGTTGATGCTATTAGAGGTAAATTAGATTTTCCTGAATTAAAAGCTGTCGCTTTAGAACAATACAAATATTGGGAACCTGAAAGTATCATTATCGAAGCAAAGGCCACGGGCCAACCCTTAATACAAGAATTACGTCGAATGGGTATACCAGTTATGGATTATGTGCCTTCAAAAGGCAGAGATAAGTTTTCACGTGTAAACGCTGTAGCACCCATATTTGAGAGTGGCTCCGTATATTATCCTGAAGGGGAGAAGTTTGCAGACGAAGTTATTGAGGAATGTGCTGCATTTCCTCACGGGGAAAACGACGATTATGTTGATAGCACTACACAGGCTATGTTAAGATACCGACAAGGTTATTACGTTTCTGTTTATTCTGATGAGGAACAAATTGAAAAGTATAAGGAAAAGAAGTATATATACTATTAATAGGAGAACAAATGTCAAAATTTAAAAAAAGACTTAAGAGAGCCGCTAAAGTTGCTATAGCTGGAGCCGCCTTGTACGGTATGTCCAAGATGGGTGCAGATAAAAAATTAATTTCAGGAAAAGATTCTGAAGTAGGAGCAATAGCTAGTAAAGCAAAACCAAAAGCAAACTATATCACTAAAAAAATTGCAAAAGATAAAGCACCAGTTATTACTGATATTACAGGTAAATCTAAAATAAGAAGTAGTAGAGGAGCTTTTGATCAAGTCGGTGGAATCGAAGGTAAAAAATTTAGTGGATTTAAAACAAAAGCAGATGTAAAAGCAAGGAATGAAGCGTTTAACAAAAAACTTAAAAGCGCAAAAGGTGAAAGATATTCTTTGTTAAAATCTATGGGTTTTGCACAAGGCAAAATGATTCAAGCTAAAGGCGGAAAAGAAATCGTAGGCAAGAAAACAAAACTATTTTAATGGCTGAAGTAGAAAAAATAACAGAGACTTTAGAAACACCTAAAGTTGATGAAGAGGTTGTTGTAGATATCGTAAATCCTGAGGAGACGAAGGAGAAGTCTCCATTATCTGAAGCACTAAATGCAGAAGCAGAGTTTTATAAAAACATTGCAGAGGATATGGATGAGCGAACTCTACAACGAATCTCAAAACAACTTGTAGATGATTACAAGAGAGATAAGATTTCAAGAAAAGATTGGGAACAAGGTTACACTAATGGTTTAGATTTACTTGGTTTTAAATATCAAGAGATGACAAGACCATTCAAAGGTTCTGCTTCTGTCACACATCCCCTTTTGGCTGAAGCAGTAACACAGTTTCAAGCACAAGCATACAAAGAATTAATTCCAAGTGATGGCCCTGTAAGAACAAAAGTTATGGGAGCAGAGTCCGTAGCTAAAGTTGAACAAGCAGGAAGAGTACAAGAGTTTATGAATTATATGTTGATGGAGAAAATGGAAGAATATACTCCTGAGATGGATCAATTATTATTTTATTTACCACTAGCAGGGTCTGCATTTAAAAAAGTTTACTACGATGAAGTAATGCAAAGAGCAGTTTCTAAGTTTGTGCCTGCAGAAGATTTAGTTGTGCCTTACTATTCTACAGATTTAATGAATTGTGAGCGTATAACACACGTCGTTAAGATGACAGACAACGATGTTTTGAAAAAACAAAAGGCAGGATTCTACAGAGATATAGAATTAAAACCTGCATCACCGGAAAAATCAGACATTCAGAAAAAATATGATGAACTTGAAGGTGTAACACCGTCAGGTGACAAGCAATATACACACAATATTTTAGAAATGCACGTTGATTGCAACTTAGATGACTTTGAATACGAAGAAAAATCTAGAGAAGTTAAAGTTCCGTACGTAATTTCTATCGATGAAGGGTCAGGAGAGATACTTTCTATCTACAGAAACTACGATATGGAAGATCAACTGATGAAAAGAAAAGATTATTTTGTACATTTCAAATTTTTACCAGGTTTAGGCTTCTATGGTTTTGGTTTAATCCATATGATTGGTGGATTATCACGAACAGCTACGCAAGCATTAAGACAATTACTAGATGCAGGTACACTTTCTAACTTACCTGCAGGTTTCAAGAGCCGTGGAATTAGAATCAGAGACGATGATCAGCCATTTCAGCCAGGTGAGTTTAGAGATGTAGACGCTCCAGGTGGAAATATTAGAGATCAGTTCCAAATTTTACCATTCAAAGAGCCATCAGGTACATTATTTCAATTATTAGGCTTCGTTGTTGGTGCAGGTCAAAGATTTGCAGCCATAACTGATATGAGTATTGGTTCAGACGAGCAAAATAGAGCTGTTGGCACGACAATGGCACTCTTGGAGCGTGGATCTAGAGTAATGTCGGCGATTCATAAGAGATGTTACTACGCAATGAGAAAAGAATTTAAGTTATTAGCAGATGTATTCAAGATATATCTACCACCTATCTACCCATACTCAGTATATGGTGCTGAAGCAGCAGTAAAGGTACAAGATTTCGACGATAATGTAGATGTTATCCCAGTCGCTGATCCAAATATATTTTCTATGGCACAAAGAGTTACAATGGCTAACGAAAGTTTAAAAATAGCAATGTCAAATCCTGCTGTTCATAATATTAAGGAAGCATATCGTAGAGTTTACGAAGCATTAGGTACAAAAGACATAAATCAACTTTTAATTCCTGATGAAAAACCTGTACCAAAGGATCCTGCTACTGAGAATACAGATGCATTAAGAATGAAACCATTATTTCCGTTTCCACAGCAAGATCACAACGCACATATCAATGCACATAGAGCATTTATGGCTACAAGAATGGTGCAAATAAATCCTCAGGTTTATGCAGCGTTACAAGCACATATTTCTGAGCACGTAAGTTTAAAAGCACAAGGTGAGATTGGTGCATTAATATCAACAGATCCAAATTTACAATCAATGATGCAAACAGATCCTCAAGGAGCGCAAATACAAATTGATGCTATGATTGCAAACAGAATTTCAGTGCTTACACAAGAATTAGCACAAGCTGAGGGATCAACTAATCAAGATCCTTTAGTTGCATTGAAACAAAGAGAACTAGATTTAAAAGCTATGGATCTTCAAAGAAAATCTACAGAAGGT